AGGCCTATCCCAAGGCGCTGCCGCTCGTCTTCACCGACGGGATCGACTCGATCACGGACGGCGGGGGCCACACCCGCAAGGGGGGCCGCCCGCTGTCGTCCCTGCCGCTGTACGAGGGAACTGATTCCGAGGGTGAACGCGGTATCGTTCGCAAACTTATAATGAGCCGGTAGTATGGAACGCCCGTTTATGACCCGTGCAGAGATCGAGGATTTGATGCGCGATTGGTTTGATCGTGACGGCGAAACGTTCATTCGGATCAGTGACAAAGACCGTGTTGGTTGGGAGGACACTCTCGACGCCGGGGCCGACTACTCAACGTACATTCTGGAATCTCCTACGCAGGAGGATTTGATTCGCCGCGGTTATACGTTGGCTTCTGAAATGCTGACGGCTATGAACCTCCCCCGAAAGGTTCGCCTGCGTATTTCTCGTACTGGAGACAGTGCTACCGACTTAAAGACGGTTACGGTCTGTACCGAGTATTTCGATGACAAGACGCTGACCGTGGGTGCCAAACTCGATATTTTTATGGGACTTACCATTCACGAGGGATGTCACGTTCTCTATACCACTCCGACTAAACCCGAAGATTTCGGTGTCAACAAGCGGATCATCCATACCTTGTGGAACATCATAGAGGACGAACGTATCGAGGAGAAACTTGGTGAGACGAAACCCGGTTTCGCCCGGTTCTTGGAGAAGTCCCGGTACTACTATTTCGACCAGTACTATCTGGACGCTGGTATGATCGACGAAGTGGCCGAAAAGACTGATGCCGAGCAGTTGCTCAACCTTATTCTCAGAATTATCCGTTATCCGGTATATCTGAAAGAGGAAGACTTCGAACGGTTCGGTTTCTATCTGAAAAAGATTAAGGAGATACTCCTGCCGTTCCCCGATTCTACGAAAGCCGCTCTCGACGCCGCCAAACGCATTTACGAGGTTATCCGCGATTTCTACCGTGATAAAGAAACCGCTGATAGTAAAGAAGCCAGTTATGGGGAGGGTGATACTGATGCCGAAGGAATGGGTTCTTCTTGTGGTGACGAGGAACTCGACCGTAAGATTGCTTCTGATGCTTCTGAAATGCTGGAGGGTTTGTCCAAACTTACCGGCTCTGAAACCGCTGATAGTAAAGAAGCCAAAACTCTCGGCGATGACGATATGGCCACAACGGTTAAGGACAAGGGAGGTTTGCTCGGTGAAATTTGTGAGGGTCTCGTCGAACTCGGTTCCGGCACCGATACCTATTTTACTCCGGCTCCGTCCGATGCGTCACGATACGAGAAATCTCACCAGCGGGGTCGTCGGTATGTTCCCGCTATCTCCAAAATTATTCGAGGACACTGCCGGGAGTACAAGTTAATCCATCGCAGTATGCGGAGTGGCGTTCTCGATACGAACAAACTTGCCGAGGCCATTCAAGGTGTAAGCACGGTCTACATTCGTGAGGGTGAAGTGAAAAGTGATCGCGTCGCCGTGTGTGTTCTGATCGACGAAAGTGGCTCCATGAGGGGTGAACGAATTGAGGCCGCACGGGACACTGTCGTTCTCCTTAACGAAGCGGTCGGTAGTATTCCGCAAGTAGAGCTGTTCATTTACGGTCATACGGGAGACATCCGTACCAGTCGGTCTACGGAATTACATGTTTACCGAGAGAAAGGCTACTCTCCGAAATATGCGCTCGGTTCCGTGAGAGCGTGCTGTGAGAACCGTGATGGTATTGCTATTTACGAAGTCGCTCAACGGGTACGCAAACAAACCCAGCTTCCCGTGTTGTTCTTTATTCTTTCCGATGGTGCGCCGTGCGCGGGAAGCTATCACGGTGAATCCGCTATGAACCACGTTCGGGAGATGGTGAACAAGGTAGAAGCGATGCAGTTTAACGTTGTGCAAGTGTGCATTAACCATAGCTATCCACCCGAAAGAATGTTTAAGCATTTCGTCATTCTCGAAGACCTTTCCACGTTAGCTATCTCACTGGGTCGCGTAATTAAAAAGGCGACCATGAAAAACACTGCAAGCAGAGTTATCTGAAAATCCGAAAAATTATCCTTATATTTGTTCCGAGGGTAAGGTGTGAGCATTTGCTCGTAGGGGTTGGGAGTACGGTTACTCGTGGGATTGTGACCCCCCCCCCCTATCGGTCCCGTAGCTCAGTTGGATAGAGCATCAGATTTCTAATCTGAGGGTCGCGCGTTCGAACCGCGCCGGGATCACAAATCTATAATAAGTAATGGCAGAGCTTAAACGTACACGTAAAACCAGTATTGCGCGGTTACTCCGGAAGGAGACCGACACCGAAATTCAGAAAGTAACAAAAGCTATCGACAAAGCTCTCGAAAAGGATGAAATATCCGTGGGAGCCTTTTCCGTTATCGGTATTCGCCGAGCGTGCAAGCGGATGCTCGATGCACTCGATGACTTTGACCGCAGGGATTTTTTCGGGGCATTCTTCGATCTGTATAATTTGTGCATGGCTCCCGATATTCGGGCAAAGGGAGTATTCCATCCGAGCAGTCTCAAAAGTGCGTGCCCGCGGTCGTTGGTATATGACCTCCAAAACGCCCCCCGTGACGCTTCGATTTCGCCCGTTTCCGGTGCGTTACAACGCACGTTTGATGTCGGTTCATGGTATCACCTATATATCCAAAATATTCTGTTAAATATCGGTTTTCTCGAACAGGCCGAAGTCCCGGTTATTTGCAAGGAACGTTTCATAAACGGTAAGGCCGACGGTGTATTCCGGTATGAAGTATTCGGTGAGAAAGTGGTACTCGAAATTAAGACCATGAATGACATGGTTTACCAGCGTGCCATTTTCAAACCGTTCGAGAAACATGAATTCCAAGCGTCGTTGTACGCCCGCGAATTGGGCGCGACGAAAATCTTGTACCTGTACATTAACAAGAATACCTCGGCGATGAAAGAATTCCTTATGCCGTTAAATATGCCGATGCTTGAACAAGCCGACAAGATTATGAGCAGTACGATCAGTCATGTCGGAGCCGGTACGTTACCTAAACGTGCGTGTCCGGATGCTTTGTGTGAGAATGCTTTCGCCTGTCCGTATCGGACGCACTGTTTCAAAGAGTAAAAATATCGAGATTTTATTAAATTCTCGACAAATTTAATCATCATGGAAAAGATTAAACTTGTGGTCTATAACGAGCACACGCTCGGTTATTGGGACCCCCGTAACCCGTCCGTTGTTGGAATCCTTAAAGCGTCGCCGTTACGTGGGGCTATTGGAGACCACCATAAAAACATTGAGGTGGTAACTGCCCGCAGTAATATCCGGTTGGCTTCCCTCTGTGATTTCAAAGCATACAACGTATCATTTGATGGGTACGACAACGGGAATTATGAGTACAAAGAACTTTATCACGACATTAACCAATAAAACTATGAAAAGATTTATTCTTATTCTCGTTGCGCTCTTGGTAGTAGCTACCGGATTCGCACAACCCAAGAAAGTCAATCTCGACATTAAGGCACTGAAAGAACTTGTCGGTGTCGCTACCTATGAAAAGGTTGACAGTCTGCTCGGCTTTCAAACTACCCTTGAAAGCGGTGAAAAAGTTTTTCAGGGTATCAACGAATACGAGAAAATGCTCTTAGCGTATCGTTGCCGATTCAACGAGAAAAACATCCTGCAAAGTATAGAGTTTGTTTCCCGGTCATGTATGGGTTATGCAATCGACATGGCTGTTCACCGTATCAAACCCTATGCGTATGGAAAATATACAGGTGATTCACCCGATTTACGTCGGTACAGATGGGATGGTCGAGAAATTGTCATTGACTTTGACGCCCAAACTGTAATAGTCTATAAGCCGAAGCCAAATGCCCGCTAAGAAGTTGGAGGGCGTCACTAACCCGCTCGACTTATTCCGAAAACAGTTTTCGGAAGTCGTTGCCCCTAAGGGTGGTTTGCCGACAATGCCTACACGGATTGCAGATATTGCGTCTGATGAACTCGGTAACATGATTGCCCGCTACACTGCATGGCGGGAATTCACCGAAGATCGTCATTTGGAAGCCTGCGCAACATACGCTCAGATAAAGTCTGAATGCGACCTCGAAATGGACCGTGTTATGGTCGGTAACCGTAGAATGTCTGCCACGGAGAAAAAAGCCGCCGCACGTCTTAAACTCGATGAAAGTGGATTACTCCGTAAGTTGGAGGAAGCCGAAATATACCGCGATCTTCTTTCCGGTAAGCTCGATTCGTTCAGTAACGTGCTGGCGATGCTTAGTAGGGAGTTGACACGTCGCGGAGTATTTAACAGTTAATCCTATGGGATCATTACAGTTTTCTATTGGTGAGGGATTCGGTGAACTCCTTACCTCAGTAGCCCGTGAAAAACTTACAGAGCAATGCGACCTCGACGGTGGGGTCGCATTACTTATACAGTCTTTGCCCGGTATGAACGAGGACCAAGCCCTCAGTATTATTTTTGGCGATATGGTGCTGACTGAGGATGTCGAGGAACAGACAGTGTCTCTGCGTCCTGCCAGTGAAGAATCGTCGGGATTTGACGTTGTGGCGTGGTTGGTATCTCGTAACTCTACTTTTATGAAAGATGCTGAGAGTTGGCTTGAAGTAACCGCCAACATGGGGCCTCTCAACGGTGTCCGGAAAGAAGTGGAGGTAAAATACGCTGACCTTATTAAGTATTACTGGGATGGGAGTGCAAAAGAATTGTTCGAGCATGACGCCGATCTGAATGGTTTGCGCTATCTTGTTACCGGGGTTCGAGGTTTCCTCGACAAGTATACAGAGTTTCTCACTTTGTATAACCGGATAGTTTCTAAGATTCCCGACAAATTTTCCGGTGGTAAGAAGATCGAAGTTTGTGAAGAAGTCGTCGATCTGAACAAAGGTATCGGCGTACTGATGATGTCACAACATGACCGGGACACCTCCGATGCTTACCTTTCCTATTATGACGAGAGGTTAAAACGGTATCTCGAAACAGAGAGAATCCTCTCGGATGAATCTTTTGACGTTAAACCCGTTGATATTACCGAGGGGTATGATGCCGGATGGCTTGCTCCGAACGGTGATTATTACGGGTTGCGCGGGAAAGTATCCAATATGTTACACGCACGTATTTCGGAAGCGTTGCAGAGTAAAGGAATTATTCCGACACCGCTTCCCGACGACTGTACCTCTCCGGACCGGTGGTTGGAGACCAATGGTTGGGTTAAGATTCACAACGATTGGATTCTATTCGATGGTTACGATCCTTTCGGTGTCCGCGGTAAGGAAGTACCTCTTACGGAGAAACAACGAGAGAGTATCTACCGGTATGGTCAGGTATGCTGGAGGGGAATGCTCACATTCGGATTTTCTCGAAAACAAATCTCGGCGGCACGCTTCGAAATGACCGAGCCGTTAATGCTCAAAAAACTGTTCGAATGAAAAATAATGTAGATAAGGGTTTGATCGCCGACTTTGTTATCCTCGGTCTTGGTTTGGTAGCTCTTGCCGTTTTGCTGGGCGTTGTCCTTGCATTTATGTAGAAATTTGTATCTTTGCGGTAGACACAAATAATTGAATCATGCCGCACAAGAAAATTTCTACGGGGCTATTGAAGCGCAAACGTGTTTCCAAAGAACTGGTTCGACGAAACAATGTCGTTGTTACCAAGCCAACCTCCAAAACTTGCTGGAAAAGTTTCGAACGAGTAGTCGCTAAATTTTTCGGGACCAAACGTGTTCCGTTATCCGGTAGTAACAGTGGACATAATACCAATAGCGATTCACTGCATCCTACATTGTATATTGAGTGCAAGGTTCGTCAGAAGTCCGCTGTATGGTCGCTGTTCAAAGATACCGAAGTAAAGGCCAAGTTCGAAAAGAAGATTCCGGTTGTCGCTATTAAACAAAAAGGCGAACAAGGCTACCTACTGGTTATCCGACCCGAAGATTTGGGTAAAATTCATACGATACAACAATCTGTAACAGAAGCCGATGGGGTATAACTCCGTGAGTGTCGGAGAAAATAACCTTTCCGATCTCTTGGAGTATTCGAGAAATTACCTATTTTTGTAGAGTTCAAAGTTACTTGGTAGTAGCGCAGGTTAACTGGTCGAAAACCTTTATCGGAGTATCTATGGAAATTAACACGGAATCAAACACTGTAACTTTAAGGTGCAAATCATCGACCGACGCGAACAAACTTGCTGGAAGTATTCATTCTGCATTTCAGAATGACCCTGCCAAAAAGATACTGATTCGTGTTATCGGTGCATGCGCACTCAACCAAGCGACGAAAGCCTGTATTTTGGCGAACAAGTTCTTTGCAAAGAAAGGAATCATCCTCGCTCTGCAACCCTCGTTCCAAACTATCGGCGAAATCACTGCGATTGAGCTAAAGGTTCTGTTTCTCAAAAATTAGTTCTGCTTTTTGGAGATTCAGAATTTTTATCTACATTTGCAGTACCAGCGGTTTTAACGGCTAATCGCTTTTTTATAAAAG